CCCGTGATCGTAATACTTTACGAATGGAATAGCGTCATCACCGTCTTGAGAAGAAGCTGGAAGGAATCTGATTACGGCATAACCATTACCTGTTTTATCGGTTTCACACTTCCAATAAACATCTTCGCCATCATTATAAGAAGAAGAATTTAGTGATTCTACCGCCTTGGAGAGTTTTTCGAGACTAGATCCTGAGGATCTCTTTAGATTAGCAAAACTAGACATATTTTTTACCTCTTTATACAAACTTAATACAACTTAAAAACAATCTTATCCAAATAATCATAATATAGAACTATTTAGCTACGACATTTTACCTCCTCTTTCAATATATTCTTAAACTTTGGGAGATCTATATTCATAAACGATCTATACTTATCACATTTCATCCTAAAAGGTTCCCAAACTATTCTTTCTTTTATTTTCATATTCCAGACATTAAAAAATTGTAATATAGAATCAGTCAAAAGTAAAGTATCCAAACTTACGATTTCTTGCATAGTTTTTACCATCAACAACGGATACGTTCCCTTAACAAGTATCAATTCGTTTAAAGGATACTCATCCAATAAAGTTCCTATTTCGTTTTTATAAACATAAGAAAGAGAATCTTTTCGTTTTTTCCAACTTTTATATCTGGTTTCGCAATCGTCAGATAATAAATCCATCACCCAAAGTTTGGGGTTTTCTGATAAATTTGAGACGTAATAATGAATTAAATCGTCACCATACATTTTTCCAAGTTTTTGGAATATAAAGAATTGATTTTCTGGTACGAATTTAGATTTGGTTTTAAACCTATAGGTTATAGCATTATATTTTTCAGAAGTGAAATGTAATTTTATAGCATTATATAAATTAGCAGCATCATTTCCATTCATTATATCGGCAATACTGGACTTTTTTCAATAAGGTTACTTCTCATTGCTTCCTCAGAAATCTTAGAAACAATAGAAGGGGTGATTAATTTTGCAGCAATTTCTATTTCTAGACCAATAGTTTCACAATATTCGGTAATTGCATCTATATAAGAAATATTATCCCTTTCTACTAAGGAAATAATATGTTTTGAGAATTTTTCCTTTTCTTCTACTTTCGGAGACACCATAATTTTTCCTTAAAAGTGGGATCCCCAAAAGAGGATCCCGTTATTACATTTATTTCACCACTTGAAGCGAAACCGGAGCAGTTCCACCCATACCAATAGCATTTTTAGCGGCTTGTGATAAATCAATAATACGACCGCGAACAAATGGTCCCCTATCAGTGATTGTCACAAGTACTGACTTTTTATTTTTAAGGTTCGTAACTTTAACCTTAGACCCAAACGCAATATTTTTATGTGCTGCAGTAAACGCGCGAGAGTTAAAAGGTTTTCCAGAAGCAGTTTTCTTTCCGTGGAACCCCGGACCATACCAGGAAGCAGTACCAGTTTGAGCTAAAGAAACTTCGGAAGTTATGAACATTAAAAGTACAATTGAAAATAATTTCATCATTATTTTTCTCCTCTACAGTTGAAATAAATCAACCTTGAATTTGATGATTTTTGACTACTTTAAAAAGCAACCTCATCGGTTAAAAGAATAGTTTACCTCGCTTTACTCGAAAAGTAAAGGTTGGTTTTTTATTTATATATGATAATATCTATAATATTCTTTGATTTTAGATATCGTGGAAGGGATATAGTCTTTAACTTCTTTAATAAAGACTTGATCGTCGCCATCATCAACCGAAACTAGAATTGCTATTTGTTTTGCTTGAATCCCCGTCAACTCAAAATACGACATTGAATAAAATGTAGCTTGAATAAAATAATCCTGAATCCAATCTTCTCTTTTTTCTTTTTTACTCGTCTTAAAGTCAATTATTGAAAGTCTATTATCAAAATTTGCTATGCAATCGACTCTTCCAGCAACCTTCAATTTATTAGAATATAAAGGAACTTCTAATTTATGAATATCAGATATCCTATGCAAAATACCTTTGAATTCGTAAAAAGAATTCAATGCGTCTGGCATAAATTGCTTTTTATCTATTTCTTCATTAGATAGATATTTTTCGCAAAGTAGGTGAAATTTTGTTCCCCTAGAAGAAGCGACAGCAGAGACTCTATTCGCCTCTGCTTCGCCGACTCTTTTACGCCATTCAAACAGAGCGCGATTTGGAAACGACCCCAACACACTAGTTATTGACGGATATTTTCCGTTTGGCGTCAAATAGTGCCTTTTACCGTTTAAATTTTCGGTATTCAATTCCAACAATTCTGTCGGATTTACATGATTAAATTTCATTTACAACCCTAATTGATCCTTGATAGTTAGATATTCTTTAACCAGACCGCTTCTTACACAATCTTCTATTGTAAATTCAACGCTTACGAAAGATTCCATTTTACTTATAATCTTCATAAAATCATTAAACCCAGAAACTTCTTTCTTACCGTCTAAGTCCGTTTGCTTAAAGTCTCCAGAAAAGAATATCTTAGAATTAGAACCAATTCTGGTGATTAGAGAGTCGGTTTCGTGGAAGTTAAAATTTTCAAATTCATCAGCCAAAACCAAACAATTTTCAAAAGTGGTCCCTCTTATATAAGAAGTAGATTGAAATTCAACTATATCCTTTTTCTTAAGGATTTCGTAGGCATCAGACCTACCAAACAAATCGTTGCAAATATTCTTGTATGGTATTTCATAAGCCGCCATCTTCTCATCTTCCGTCCCAGGTAAAAATCCTATGTTTCTTGTTGGGACAGCAGAACGAACAATTAAAATCTTTTCGTATTCGTTGTTATATACTAACTCTTGCAGCATTAAATACAATAAACAAAAAGTTTTTCCCGTTCCCGCAGAACCCGAACATACTAAATTCTTTTCTTCAGCATAAGCAGAAAAAACTTTTCCTTGATTTTCGGTTAATGGGTGTATTTCTTTCAATTGTAGGTTAGATAAACCAGCGTTTGGTTTTTTCTTCGCCTTTTTAATAAAAGAAACTTTATCTGCTTCATCTATTTCATGACTCTTTAGAAATTTTGTGTTTGCTTTCTTGACTGGTCTGATTGCCATAGATTATTCCTTTAAAATAAAAAAAAGGGAATAAGGCACTAGACCCTATTCCCTACTGACTAAAAAATTGTCAAAACATCCATTATTATCAAGAATTTATCATAATTTTAATTAATCCCACCGAGAAGTCATTTGATTTCCCGGGTTATTTTTCTTAATTCTGTCGATTACTCCTTCCTTAAAATCCGATGGTGGTTTCTTAATTCCCAACGATACAGAATCAGCAAAATTCAAAGTTGAAAACTGTTGTTCTTTATCTGGATTATTTTTCTTGAATTCTTCCCACTGAGAAATAGTCATAACCATTTCGGTTACTTCTCCAGTTTTTTTATCTCTTACGTCATAAATTGGACACATAATGATTACCTAAAAATGTTTGTCTACTATTTATTTTCTTACGTTCCTAGTGATTTTGGTATTAACGCTCCCTCTATCCCACCAATTTATAAATTGGGATAGACTTATCAGAGAATTCCCCAAAATTTCAGTAGCTATGAAAAAAACCGCTCCAAACCCAAAAAATATTAATTTATCAGTAAATATGTCTAAATTTTTGGTAATAAAAAAGGCGTCAACAAAGAAATATATAGCGCAAATAACAGTAAGCGTAAAAACTAAACCCCCTAGTTGGGCAACAGACAATCCCAACAAATAGATAGATTTACAAAATTTATTAGAACCCTCGTAGGTAAACTTTTTAGTCATGAAGGATTCTCCAAAACAAACCATTCTGGAATTGGTCTTGAATTTACCTTTCCCACCCAAGACGCAAGATGTTGTTTTGATTTGTTATAATAGTTTCTATATGAAGCTACCGAATCATTTTGTATCTTATATTCTTCTGGCATCGCTGGAGTTACTTGAATAAACTCGCCAATTGGAATATTTTTTGGTTGGGTTTCTAAAAAAGAAACTAATCCAGAAGACTCACATTTATGAATTTTTCCATATCGAAATGTGTATTCCTTACAGAGTTCAACCAATAAGTCGTAGAGGTATCTATAATTGCTGTCAGATTGCCTACACCAAATAGCAGAAGGGTGTGAAATATGAGTTGATTTATACAATTTAACATCTCTTTCGTCCTCTAATTTCCAACGTTTAATATTTCTACCAGAAGCAGTTTTCTCGATAACTTCTTTACCATCCAAGACCCTATGAGCCGTACAAAGCAACTGCGAACACTCCAAAATCATTTTTATGCAATGAGCGTTGTTGTGGTATTGTGCTGCAATTTTGGGGTTGTCGTCTAAAGCAAAAATGTTCATATTATATTATTAATCAATGTTATCATTAATATTCTATATCGAGGATTATAGACAATATAAGAAAGTTTATTTAATCTGTTTATCTCTAATAAAATCAGATTCAGTAACTGTCGCAAACTTAGCATACCTCTAAAATTTGAAAAAGTAAATAAATTTATTTATCATAATTATAAATACTTCTATTTAGGATACATAAATGATATCGTTTAAAAGATTTCTTGAAGAAGGCGTACATTCTGATTTCGCAAAATCCCTCTCGCACGAAGATTTATTCAAACATCTGGAAACCCACGCAGACCCAAACGACAAAGCGTCTGATCACTGGGCTGATAGAAAAGCCGCAATACTAAAAGAATTGCACAAAAGGCATTCTTCTAAAGAAGAAGGATTTCATTCCCTCGGTAAGGAATATGTAAAAAACTCCGGACACGATCATTCTATATTGGATCATTTTCTTTCCCATCACGCAGATTCTCCTTCTCCTTATGTCAAAAGAACTGCTGAAAGTTTGTTGGCGAAAATTGGTAAGCCAGTAATTCCTCAACAAAAACCAAAACAGGAAAAACCCGCTCCAAAAGAAAAGGTAAAAAAAGAAGTAGAAACAAAACTTGATACTTCTATACATCCAGAAGGAAAATTGGAATCTGAAAAAGGAGATACGTCAGAACATGGCGGTTCTTCAGAAGTTACCCACATTTTCCATAAAACTCAAGACGGTAAAAGGAAAAAGGTTGCTACAGTAGTTTCTACAGAAGACTCCCACACGCCACATATTGTAAAGAATGGCAAATTATCCCCTATTGAAACCCCATTCAAACACAAAACTCACAAAGAAGCAGTATTAAGGGCAATTAAAACTGTAAGAGACACTCAATAA